CCAGAGATCGTTACCATCTCTCCATCGCAGGTAGATACAAATATATGGTTGGAGATGAGGAATACATAGTAGAGCCAGGAACTTTGTTGTGGTTCAATAATAAATTGCAACATGGAACTGAAAATGTTGGCAATGAAGTTCGTGTAACCTTTGTATTCGATGTGCCACATCACAAATCTAACCCAAAATAAAACTTTACAAATAACCATACTTCGTGTATAATAAAATTTTAGGAGTTGAAAAATGAGTATACTAGATAAAATTCGCAAGAATAGTACGATTAAAGATTCTGCTATTCTATCACAATCAAAGTTCTTCACAAAGAAGGATATGATTCCTACCACTGTCCCAGCAATCAATATTGCATTGTCTGGTCGTCTTGATGGTGGTTTGACTCCAGGTATCACAATGTGGGCTGGACCAAGTAAACACTTCAAGACAGCATTCAGTTTGCTAATGGCTAAGTCTTATATGGACAAGTACCCCGATGCTGCGTTGCTTTTCTACGACTCAGAGTTCGGCACACCTCAAGCATACTTTGATTCTTTCGGTATTGATACCGAGCGTGTTATCCATACACCACTTACTGACGTAGAGCAGTTGAAGTTTGACATCATGCAACAGCTACAAGGAGTTGAACGTGGCGACCATCTTATTATTGTTATTGATTCTATTGGTAATCTTGCGTCTAAGAAGGAAGTAGAAGATGCACTTGATGGCAAATCTGTTGCTGATATGAGTCGTGCCAAACAGATGAAGTCATTGTTCCGTATGATTACACCACACCTGAACCTTAAAGATATTCCATTGGTTGTTGTTAATCATACATATATGGAGATCGGTATGTTCCCCAAACCTATTGTCGGTGGTGGAACTGGTGCCATGTACTCTGCCGATAATGTATACATTCTTGGTCGTCAACAAGAAAAAGAAGGGACTGAAGTTGTTGGATATAATTTTATTATCAATGTGGAGAAATCTCGTTATGTGCGTGAAAAATCTAAGATTCCTGTTACTGTATATCATGATGGGGGTATTAGCCGTTGGTCTGGCTTACTTGATATCGCACTCGAGTCTGGGCATGTTGTCAAGCCAAGTAATGGTTGGTATAGTAAAGTAGATGCAGATGGTGTTATTGAAGATAAGAAGTATCGCCTGAAAGATACAGATACTAAAGACTTCTGGATGCCAGTACTTATGCAAAAGTCTTTCATTGAGTTTGTTAAAAACAAATATCAGGTAGGTTCAACAGATATCCTTAAAGATGAAGATATCGATGCAGAACTTGCTGCGATTGATGATGAAGAATAATATGCGCAATTATGTTACTGTGCAAAATCGCAGTAATGGACATGATGCGATAAAGTTGACAGATGGTGCATATGAAGGTATAATTTATTCTTATGGTAAAGTTGGTTTCGAAGAAGATGAAGCCAACGATTCCTTGAAGATTAGTTTTGAATATGAGATTCTTGACTACAACGATAAGGTTATCACTGACATGAAACCCTTTGAGAAATACATAGGTGATATCCTTCAAGATCTTATTCATGAAGGTATTGCGAATAATAATTTAACGTACACAGGTGGTGTTGATGAGAATAGAACAGGCGATCCTATCGAACCTGATTCACAATGAGGAGTTCTGTCGTAAGGCAGTTCCTCATTTAAAGACTGAGTATTTTGCAGATCGTAAAGAAAGTGCTATCGCTAAAATCTTAGTTGAGTTTTTTGAGCAGTATAATAAGCCAGCATCACCTGAGATTCTGGCTATTGAGATTGGCAATATCAAAGGGCTAACTGACAAAGAAGTTCCTGAGTTCCAAGAATATGCCAAACAGTTGACTAATAAAGAACCTAATGAAGAATGGTTGATTGGTCAGACTGAAAAGTTTTGTAAAGACAGGGCAGTTTATAATGCGATTCTTAAATCAATTCAAATTATCGATGGTAGGGACAAAGTGCATCAACAAGATGCGATACCTACTATTCTTAGTGAAGCACTTGGTGTTTGCTTTGATAATCATGTTGGTCATGATTACATTCAGGATGCTAATGATAGGTATGATTTTTATCACAGGGTGGAAGAGAAGATTGCATTCGACCTTGAGATGTTTAATAAAATCACTAAGGGAGGACTTTCCAAAAAGACACTCAACATTGCGTTGGCTGGCACTGGTGTTGGTAAGTCTCTCTTCATGTGTCATATGGGTGCTGGTTGCTTAACCCAAGGTAAAAATGTTTTATACATAACAATGGAGATGGCTGAAGAACGTATCGCTGAACGTATCGATGCAAACTTACTTAACCTAACCATGGATGAATTGAAAGTTGTTGATCGGGATATCTTTGATTCACGTCTACAGAAGATTGCTACAAAAACACAGGGAACACTGATTGTCAAAGAGTATCCAACTGCAGGTGCTCATGCTGGTCACTTCCGTGCTTTGTTGGAAGAGTTAAAACTTAAGAGAGAGTTTGCTCCAGATATTATCTTTATTGACTATCTGAATATCTGTGCTTCATCTAGAATGAAACAAACCCATGGTGTAAACTCTTATACATATATTAAGGCTATCGCTGAAGAACTAAGGGGACTGGCAGTTGAATACAACGTACCTATTGTTAGTGCAACTCAAACAACTCGATCTGGATTTACAAACTCAGACCCAGGACTTGAGGACACTTCAGAATCTTTTGGACTCCCTGCGACAGCTGATTTCATGTTCGCACTTGTGAGTAATGAAGAACTTGAGCAGTTGAATCAGATTATCGTTAAGCAGTTGAAGAATCGTTACAACGACCCAAATTTCTACAAGAGGTTTGTCGTTGGTATCGATAGATCTAAAATGAAGTTATATGATGTTGAAGTTTCTGCGCAAGCAGGGCTATCAGATGTTGGAACTAAAGAAAAAGACGAACCATTGTTTGATAAATCAGATTTTGGTAAACGACTACATAGTGAGAACGAGTTTAGTGGATTTAAGTTTTAGGAGAGAGAAATGACAGTTAAAGTTATTGTCGCTGATAAAAAGATTGATTGTAAACATTTGATTGGTCAATTCGTTGACGAGAATCATTACGACCATCTTATCGAAGAAGATACTGATGTTTATATGCCAGCACCTTATGGTGAAGATCCTATCAATGAAGACAGGATTGTATTGAAGTTCCGTAAGAACTTCTTCACCAAAGAACAACAAGACCAAGCGTATGCAGGTCTTCGTGAAGCTGCAACTGAAACACAGAATCGTGGCGCAGCAGCAGGTCCACGTGGTGAGAAGTTGGGTAATCGTGAATGGGTTACTGAGTATGAATCTGAGATGGTTGAATACTTCCTTGACCCATACTCTGGTCTTGCAGGAGATCCTGTAGAAGATATTATCAAACGCTATAAGGGTAAACCACCTACTCCATCTAATCGCAATAATGTTTGGTCGATTGAAAGAACTAAGTCAACCAATTTTAATTTCGATCAGTGGGTTGAGAAAGTGCGTACACTTCCACGACAAGAACAAATTAAAGAAGCAAACTTTGTTGCTGATGAATTGATTTGTGCAACCACTTACGCTAACTCAGTTTATTCTGGCATCGCAGGTTGGTTCGATCGTTATCCTCGCATTCCTTATGGTCGTGCAACATCTTACACTGCCAAGAATCCTGAGAAGTTTGCACTTGCTTACCCATTCCTACAAACATTGTCAAATGGTTTTAGGGATCTACTACCACAGCGTTATGAAGCACAGATGAAAGCAGCGAGACAAGTTGATCCTCGTTTCCTAGTTCCTGGAACTCCATTCACAACTGTTACTGTGAATAAAACATTCAGAACTGCTGCTCACTATGACGTTGGCGATTTAAATAGTGGTCTTTCAAATCTACTAACTTTGTCAAATGATGGACGTTACAGTGGTGGTTATTTGATTGCACCTGAGTATCGTGTTGCTGTTAATCCACGTCCAGGCGACTTGCTATTGATTAACAACCATGATGTTATGCATGGCAACACTCCTATCGTTTGTGAAGAAGGTTCTGAGCGTATCAGTTTGGTTTGCTACTTCCGTGAGAAGATGCTTGAGTTGGGTTCTTGGGAATATGAGAACTGTCGTTATGACTTCGTTGAACAACGTCGCAAGTATGTGGACTTCTGACGAGTGGTACGACTATTGTCGTGAAAAACTTGGAGATGAAATCCTAATTAAATATCATCCAGAATCAATGAAGTCTGGATCACTTGATGAATTTTTTGCGTAAGGTTTATTATGTCACTACATGAGTTTCTAGGTGAAGAAAGGTTGTTAGAGTGGTTCTATTCAAAGAACTCTAGCAATACTGGAACTAAAATTGGTTATCGCAGAGTTTCTGGTAAGATTGGTTTGACCAACAAAGAGAATGGTGTTCGTGGAGCATGGGTAGAGAAACGTGTTGCTCTGTTCAAGAACATGCTTGATTTTGGTCATCGAATCATTCCACTATCAGAAGCAACTGATGCAACCAAAGATGATGGGTTTGAAACATTTGACACATATCAAGATTGTGATGTTCTCATGCTTGAGTTTGGTGGAACTAATTTGCAGTTCTATCAGAAGTACTGGGATAAAACTGTTGAGATGATTAAAGCACATAAGGGTCGCATCATCTTTTTGAATGACGATCCAGATCTTCCATTCCTTTGGGAGTTGTTACCTGATGAAGATTGGTCACGTTGGACTATTGCAGCCAATGCGACTGAGTGTAATGAAGTTGCAACTATCCTGAAGTGTCCTATCGGAACTACAACTGTTGATTTACCCATGGCATCTGGTATGGAGTTTGCTGAATTTCATCCAGGTAATATTGAGAAGGTGGTTTACATTGGTAGACCAAATGGCAGAACCAAATACTTCAAAGAGTTTACTTCTTCACGTTGTCTTCAAGTTGCAGGTAAAGAAGCTGAATGGGATGATTTTGAAGCACTTGAGATTCTACCAAACCCACAGCAAAGAGATCGTAGAAAGTTCTATCAACAGTTCTATGGCTGTCTAGCTGTCTATGACGATAAACATAAGAAGTCTGGTTGGAGAACTGGTCGTGCATATCATGCTCTTTATGCAGGTATTCCTGTCTGCGCACCGAAAGGTAACAATGGTTTGAATTGGTGTTTCCCTACAGATACCAAAATGGAGTTGGATAAGTTTGCGTCATTCCCAGAGGAAGTCCGTAGAAATATCTGGGAAAAGCAGAAAGCTGTTGTAGAAAAGACTGGAAAGGTTGATCCATTAATCCTATGATAGTTTCTTATGACATCGATGGGGTTCTGGCTGCTCAGCCACCGCCATCCGAAATGAAGTGGGGTAAAATGAATGGGGTTCAAAGAAAGGCTAGGAAGGACTTTTTGTACGATTGGTACGAGAATGCCGAGAAACTTATAGAGCCAGTTGAGACCCAATTTTACGCCATTTCTGCAAGAAAACGAGAGCCAAGAATACATACAATCACAAAAGACTGGCTGAATAAATATTATGGTGGAAGAGTAATTTCCTTCCATCTTCTAGATAATACCAGAACTGTTGAAAATGTAGTCCGATTTAAGTCCGAAAGGGTGCTTGAATTGGGTATACAACGACATTATGAAGACAACAAAAAAGTACTGAGAGGGATGCGCAAACTGTTACCCCAAACTGTTGAGTTGTATTTTTGGGAAAGGGGTATGCAGGAGCCAGTTCCTTTTATCAAATAGGGCTGAATATGAAGTTCCTGGAAAATTATAACTCCGACTGGATGGAC